CCGGAATCGTACGATCCGGCTAAGGATATGGGGAGTGTGAAGGGACCCTCCCGAAGGAATTATATTCTTCACACGTGGTATTCTGGCTGTACAAGTAATCAGCCATCGACGAATCCACTGGGTTCGTCGGCACACTGTTGAGTCGCAGTGTGGGAACTAACTAGGTTGGTGCGGTGGTCAATACCGCTTTCTAAACCTTACCATTTTGATGGGCGTCTCTGTCCACCAACTACACGATGCCAAAACATCCTCGGTCATCATTCTGGTGTCCTATCTACTGAGCCCGGTTGTTCGGATACTTCTGAGTAGGTACGTGAGTCGAATAAATAACTCAAGATATTTCTCACCATGTAGAGGGTGAGCACCACGTTGTTCCTTCTAATCTGGAATGTTAAAAACATATATCCAGTGGCTTCTTTCGAAGGTTGGAATAACACACCAGCCCGTGCAGGCGGCGTCATGAGGGTCTTGGGTTTCTAAGCCTGGAGAACCCCCGGTATGTCCATTTATCAGTTAACGTCGGATCAAACTTGTCCAGAGTTTGATACTTACGCAAATAACGTGGTTGAGCGGCTAACATGAACGTCTGTTAACCTTTTCTTAGGGCGAAGTACTAGTTGAGCAGCTAGTAGTCGTCCTGTCCGTGTCTTCATCACTCTCGTCTCTTCCGAGACGACGCTTGGCGCGCCAAAAGCAAACACAGCTGAATTTACTTAAAGTGACACGCACTCTTACCCACATTACTGCAGGTATCTTAGGCGAGTAGGCGAATGGAAATTCGGTTTCCTGCCATGCCTCCACGGTGTCCCCAAACGGCGGCAGCAATTCCTGAAGCGGAAGACCACCAATTGGGGATGTTCTGATTGAACAAGTATGCCGAGAAGGCGTTTGCCGCCAGTGCCTTGAATTCGGCACCGTTGACGTGTAAGAGGTCGCGTGGCATCACAGGATCCGTGAGAACTTCATAAATCATGTGACCAGACCCCTGGAGTTGGGGCGTATACATACTTGCTGGTAACTGGCTGATCATTGACTGAAAACCACTAACAATAGCATTTTCAGCCCGATAATTGCTCGGGTCACCCGACAAGGGAAGGTTCTGGTCTCCCCAACAGAGGAACCCAAGAGAACCATCCCAAGTATGAACTGCACCGGAGGTGCCATCTCCCGAAACATCAACTTCAACATTGAGGTCGCAAGAGATTTCGTACCTGCCCTTCTGAAGGACAAGGAACTCCGCTGGCCGAGCGGTGTTACCACCCGGAAAGACGACGGGCCTGGTGCCAAGAAGGATGGAATCGTCCAAGATTCCCATTTGGACACCAAGTCCGTCGGTTTCAACCTCATACGCGTAAGGCAAGATTGTGAAGCCAGCAGTGCCAACATCCTCAGATAGGAGTTGTTTAGATACACGTGCTGACCACGAACGATTTGTAAGCGCAGGGACCATTGCAGACAATTGTGGAATGAAAAATTCCACATCATATTCACAGAATATGAAGCCTGCTGAAGACCTGGCCTCTGCTGCCGTGCTCCCTTGGACTGCGGCATAAAAGGTGAGGGTATCGTAAAGACGAAGATCCCCACCAATCATGGAAGCCCGGGTAAACCGTTCTTTGGCTGTTGAGTCCATATCACGTTTGGCAACCGTGAGATCGACTTCCTTCCAAATCGGAGTGTTGATGAATCCCTTGTATGAAGTCATCTGCGCGAAAGTGGAAGGTGCGGCCTGCAAGCTGTTAAACTCACAAACCATGGAGACGTCCCCAGAGCGGGTTGTGGGACATCGGGCGACATAACAAAACTTGAGCTTGTGAAACGTGTATTTCTCATACCTCTTAGCAATTGCTGAGAGCCATGGAAAGACAAGTGGAAGCCCAGGATTAATCTGTGCGGAGTGAAAAGTGAGTTCGTCCTCACAGCTAAGTGTGAGCATGAGTTCTCGGTTTTTCACACGGAAGCCATTGGGGGTGGACCCCATATTACTCGGTTGCTTCCGTATTTGGGTGCTCCTAGCTATAGGAGCACGCACCACCCGGTTATTATTTTGGTTCCGCCGGGCGGCGGCTGGACGGCGACGTTGAATTCGTTTATTTTGATTCGACATCGCGAGGGCACATTCCACGAAGCTGCGTTCGTGAGACGTGGACTATACCCCAATGTCAAATTTCCACGTACGGAAAAATGACTCATACCGCTCTTGCATTCCCTGGTCCATGGAGAATGCAGCTGCAAAACTGAGACGATCATCGCAGCTGATCGCAGATCCCAGTGGAAGATTGTTCCTTAGATCCTGCAGATGTTGGTCTACATCGTCTGTGGAGAAGCTATCATAAACGAACATCAACCTTCGGAAGGATGATTCGCTCTGAATTAACTTTGCTATTTTCCCGTTAGGATCTACGCGGTCACAATTCCTAAGAATTGCTAGTGCGTATTCCTGAATCACCGGAACGCGTTTGTTCAACGCAAGCAAAGACAATGCTCTACACCTCAAGAGTGGAACTCGGAGACGCTTATTTGTTAAGCGTTGGCTGGCCATACCCCACCCTATAATTTTCAAGGGATTGAGTATCATTTGGTAAACGCCATTAATTTGTACCAATTTGTGTTGGCAGAAAAGAATGTCGCACAGCCTGTAAGCAACCTTGTCGACCTTCATCTTGAAACCCCAATCTAGAAAGGTTGGGACCAAGAGTGACAGGAAAGTCTCCACGTACTTACGATTGAAAATGATGGTGTCATCATCTCCGTCTCCGAGTGTGTCATAAATAAAGTCAGGTTCAGCACGTTTCACGATTCGGCAAAACGCCATCACAAGCATGGTCATGATGAGACAGTTGCCACATGATGTATTCATATCGCCGCTCATCCTGTTACCATCCGTAACGTATTTGACACCACAAGAGGTGGTTCCACAGTTAACCAGTTGTTGTCTTAACAACCAAGCAAACCGACTCCGAGGCTTAGATCCATCAGCGGGCTGTTTGTATAAACCCAAATAAACCTGATGTTCTAGCTTCAGAATGTCCGCGCGGACGTGCATATCGAACTTGGATGCGTCTGTTGACACACACACTGCATTTCCGTCACCGCCGTGGCGTTCCCACAGCTTGACGAAAATTGCAGCTCGTTCGGTACCCGTTAGTCCTTTCGCAACTACGCGTTCGTCAGAGTCCGTTTCCGGACCCGTCATAACATTGATGCCTTTCTCAACACCTTTTAGAAAGGTAGCAAGTTCGAGCGCGTAGGGAGGTCTCCGGGCCTGGATAAGCCTGGGGACTGGATCTGTTTTGTTGGCGGCGGTATTTTCCACCTTCAGAAAGGCCGTGATTCTGCAGTCAGAATCCTTGCACCGGCCTCCGCTCTTAGACAGCTTTACAGCTGCCCTCTGATATCTGGCGAGCTTAGCTCCACAATAGGGCTTCAATACCTGTTTCATGGGAAGCGGGCCTGACTCTACACCAGTGTCAACCAAGAATTTGGTTAGAGTCGAGCGTGTTCTCTGTAGTATTTGAAATGCCTCGGAGTCGACATTAGCACTCGTACCATCATCCCCTATAGTCCGGTTAATCACGGCCAGTGTTTCATTACGCACGCTCTTCGCAAAGATTTGTGGTAAAGCAAACTCCGGCGGAGCGTCAGCGCTTGGCTTTCCAGTCCAGGGTTTCACCTTGTGAGGCAATTCCAGAAAGGAAGGCCGTGCTACACATGTAAGCACTGGCTGTCGGTCTAACTTAGCAGTGGTCTGCTGGTTAAACGTCATAGAATCCGTGATCTTCGGACCCAGTCTACACGTTGGTCTGCCACCATAGCCGACACCGATTAAGCACCCAGCAGTTATAGGCATAGCTACTGAACAATCACCACGTATGGGTAAATAAGTGGTTTGGGGTGTGGCGGCTTCGTGGGCCAACGTGACGACTGGAAGTCACTTGGACGGCCGAACGGGATGGCCGTTTTTACGGTCAACCCAGTCGGCCATACGCTCGAAGAGCGTACGTTCCCAGAGGATCTGGTACAAGTCGGATATCTGTTGGCGTGAGCTGGGTTGCAACTTGGTGTTCTTCTCGCTAAGGAAGTCATCAAGGCCGTAAAGCTCCGTGTAGAGCTCATTGGCGCGTTCTTGGAACACTATGCTATCAGCCTGGGTACGCGGTCGGCGACCTGACATTACTGTTGACAATTTCTCTATCAGCCTACCATCGCGTAGGTGATATACATCAACAAATCCCTTAGTCACCGTATCCCATGGATAAGCCTCCACATTCTTGGTGTGTCGGTTTATCCACCCAGATAATCCTAGCGGCAGTATGACCCACAACAGCAAATAGGCGTTCAAGCTTTCAATGCAACCCATAAAGGCTACTATGCTCGAAACTACGACCAAAACTGCTGATCGTTTCCTAATGCGGAAGTTGTACTTGAGATCGCCGTAATCACGGAGTGTTCTAAACTTAATCAGAGCTCCGTTTACGCCGGTCAGGGCGGCCAAAATTGCAAAGCTATTCTCAACCGACCGCTGCCATCCTGCTCTTTTCGCGAACAAGAGGACAACCGTTAAGATGGAGAATATTAGAACATCCCATAGGAAATCAGGTTCTAAAACTTCGTCAACTCTGGCCCTCCTAACGTCACCCACGACAATAGTTGTGTGTTCACGCTCACGCGCCTCACACATTGTCATGTATGCATCCTGGGCCTGCAAAATGTCACGGGCGATCTTCGGGGTGCAACCCTCGTATCGGTCCATGGCATCTGAGCCATACTTTCTTATGGTGCCAACCATAGATTCACACTCGTCCTTTCCACTTGGCAATTCTGCCTCAGGAGTCATAGTGTGTTCGGGTGTCGAAGCCGATGGCGTTTCCCCGTGGGGAGTCCCGTTCTCTAGTGCATGAGAAACGAGATCAGACTGTTCAGCGGCTGGTTCTTCTAGACCACCAGCGGCTGCGGAAGACTCTGATCGAATTCGCTCGCGCTCACATTTGAGCTGCTCCTTTCGTTTACGATCATTTTCGCGTGTCTCCCTCCGGCGTTGCCTGTAATTGCCAGCCCCTGCTCCACGTTGTTCTGGAGATAATGGGGCCGACACTGCCCGTTTTCCAACGGGCGCGGCCTTACCTTTTGCAAGGTTCTTCGCCTGACCGGTTCTGCCCCGGCCGCCGCCCGTACTATTGTTCGGGCGACTCCCCTTCGGTGTCTCAAACCTCCGGGTCTTCACAGCGGACTCCTTCGACTTAGGAGTCTTTCCAGCTGCGGGTGCGGACTGCACTTGCTGCATGTTTTGATTAAAG